GGATTATAAATCGCTGACGTATATCTGTCGTTAAATATATTCGGCATGACATCTTGCATTTCATTACCATAAGTTATTTCTCCAGTTCTATATTGGAAACGTACAAACTTGTTGTTTTTGTTACTGTCCAATACAGCTGAATAAATCCATAATTCTCCATCAATGTATCTATACGCATTGTGTGTACCGTGACCGCCGTTTTTAACAAGCAATCTATCAATAAATTGTCCGTTGGGCTTCAATCTAGATAACATGTAATGATTACCTGGACGAGCTTGCGTCATATAAATAATTTTCGTTCTAGGGTCTACCCAAAATGATTGCATTACTGCATTTGTATATGGCGATAAATCAGTGATAAATTCCGGTTCTTGCTCTTTTGGTTCGAATCGGTATTCTGTCGCTCGATATTCTTTATAGTGTTCATCTACAGCTTTCTCAACCTTTTTAGTGAAAGCATCTAGTGTTGAATAATCATGATACAAACGATCTTGCAATGTCTTATGACCATAACCTGTATTATCAATACGCGCGTCTTTTACTTCATTGATACCGTCGCCGTTATGGCCTAGAATCATATTGCTAAAACGGCCATTTAAATACGTTAAATAATCTTCAACACTGTCATTCAAGTATTTAATTTGTTTCGCTGAGTGTGCGTATATTTCTTCTTTTTGATGGTATATAAACATTTTCTCAAGTTTGCTCATACCTTCATCTAACAAGCGATAGTTATACTCATGTTGAGCAACTATTTTCCGACCTGTCATTGAATGTAAACTTGTAATTAATCCGTAAGCCATTGGTTGCCTCCTTTAGTCGTAAAAACTGTAATAATCCTTGATTAACTCGTACATAATAACCTCGTGACCTTTTTCGTTAGGGTGTAAGCCGTCCTCCATGCTCGCTTTCCTAAAAGCTGGATTGTATGGCTTAAAGTAATCTGTGTGATATGCGTCAAACACTGGTACATCTAACTCACTACAAGCTAATATTTGAGCGTTTACATAGTCCTCAAGTGTTAACCCTAGTTTGTTTTTGTCCGTGTCTTTACGGCGTATTGTTGTACCACTCATAGGGCATTGTCTTGTAGCTGTCATCACTAGTATTTTTGAATCTGGATTATTCTTTCTAATAACTTCAATTGCAGAACAAAAGGCACCGTAAAACGTTTTTGTATCCGTTTTATCAGTGCCTATCGGTACGCCTGCCCAATAACCGTGTAACCAATCATCATCAGTGCCTTGTAATATGATTAGGTCTCCTCTTATTTGCTCTGCTTGTCTATAAATGCTGTTTTCTACCGCTTCTTTACCTATTGGAACTGTTGCCATTGTTGCGCCACCTCTTGCAAGATTAGTCGTTTTAGCTTTCAATTTCTTGCCTAACATTTCTGTGAAATTAGTTTTTGCGTGCGACCCTCTAGCTACAGAGTCGCCAATCGTTCCAATTGATTTGATGTTTCTTATACTTGATTGACTAGTAAAGTCGTACATGATCGTACCATTAGCAGTTGTAACTGTTTTAGTATTCATCTTATCGACTTTAGCGTTTATTTTTTCATTCTGCTTAACCAATTCATTATTTATAGATAAACTTGCGTTAACTTTTGCGTTTAATGCTTTTAGTTCTTTAGATGGGTCGGATTTTGTAGATTTTACGCTTTTAACATAATTTGCAGCATCATGAACTGCTTTGTTATAACGATTACGCCTTGTAAAGTCTCCTAATACTACATCTTGCTTAGTGATATTATTGTACGCATCTCTATGTGTAGTGATTTCGACTATTCTCACTAAGTCGTTATATCCTATGGCAGAATCCACCACTCTAACAACATCACCTATTTTAGGGTTAGCTTCTGGGAAATGTTCACGTAACGCTACAAAGTCTAAGGAAATAGAAGCAGTGACACTTTTCTTTATCAATAACTCCATTGCTTTTTTTAAACTATCTTCTTTTTTAATACGTCCATCAACAAGCGGTGGCGCTTCTCTTTTACCTATCAATTGTGCTAATGGATGAGTGAATTCAATTTGTAGTCCCGCTTCTGCAAAAGTCTGTTGTCCATCAAAATCACCATAACCTTTAATAAAGGTATAACATTTAGATGCATCTTCTTGTATTTTGACGTTATCAGCATTCACACCAGCTTTAATGTAATAATTGGCAAACTTAGATAATTCATCATACAAATGAAACGTTTTAGTCTTTGCATCGTATTCATATTCGAGATGATAACGCTCAAGTCCTTTTTTAAAGATTTCTAATCGTGTATCTCCTTTGCCTAATCCCTCGAATTTAGATGCATCTACTTTTGGATGTAATACATACTTATAACCCGTTCCTTTAAAGACAGTATTGAAGAACTCAACGCCTGTAAAACTTTCGTTATACTCTTGGTAAATCCTAGAATTGTTAAGGTCATCAAGTTCTTTTTGCCTAGCTTTGATATCAAGCCTTATTTTTTCGCCAATAGTAGACTTATCAAGTATGACAATTACATATTCGTTGAAATCATCTTCACCTTCAACATGAGTGATCGTCCACATTTTAGTTATAGCACCTATTGCGTCAAACGTACTCGCGTTCTCGATAATAGTTAGATCCAAAGAACTATCTTCATTTAGCTTTTTACTTACCTTTGTACTAACATTAATAGCGTGCCCTACACCCTGTAGACTTTTTAATAAAATTGGCATAGGCTACTCCTTATCTAAAATATAATTTGTGTCTAAATGTAATTTGTTTCATTACTTTATTAGACTTGAATCGATTCCAGCCTGGATATAAAACCGGTTGTTCTAAAGTTTTATTAAAAGAATCTATATTTAAATAACCTCTATAGGTATGTTTACCGTCGAAGATTATTTTATCTCCGGCTTTTAAATCAACTTCCTTAATAACTGAGATATTTCCTTTATCTGTATAGAAAGTGAATCCATCCTTATCATTAGCTTTAACATCTTCAGCTAACTCTATTTCAACAACATTAAACTGATTAAACTGTGTTAAAGGAACATCACCGTTATAATAAACTTCTCCTGAGTTAGTGTTGTAAAATGTCATTTGACGCCTCTTATCACCTTCGTTTGTAGGCAATCTATCAGGTACCGACCATTTTTCAGGGTCGTTATTACTTTCAAGATCAGTACTATAACCGACACTTTCAAAGTATGGTAGTTCGGTTGTTTCAAACGACAAAGAAAATTCCCCTGATGTTTGTGTTGTGTCAAAAGAAACTTCACTTACTAGTCCTACAAAAAGTTGTCGTCCATCAACATAATCAAGCTCAAATGCTTGTTTGTCTTTTGGTATATCTAATATATGCTCATACTTAATTGAATTGTCTGGTGTAGCTAATTCCCTTAAATAAAAACGTCCAGCAAATAGTGCTTGGACGTCTGACTTTAAATGTGAAGCATAAGCAATTTTAGGTACTTTATACCTTATCTTAAGCTCTACTTTTTTAAGTTCTTCTTTAGCGTAATTATGAAATCTACCATCAATACCCTCTATATCAGAATAGTTACGATGATATCCTGCGCCTGTAACGTTATATTCAACTACTTCCAAGTGATTATAAGTGAAAGGATTGTCACTGACGCGATACTGTGAACCATTCCTTATTACTTCTATATCGTGCGCTATCAACTAACAAACCTCCCTTATAATAAGTTGAAACTTCCGTCTATAGCGTTCATGTCATCAATGCGTGATTTAATTAAATCAAGGTCGCCCTCATTTCTAATCGTTACATTCACAATAGGTCTATTATTTTCTTTTAAGCTATGTTGAACATCGCTAGTCATGTGTCTGTCTATAGAAGTACTTACAGGATTTACTATACTATCTGTCAAAGTAGAGGATAGCTCTTTATTAAAGGCACTGCCAAAGTCTGTAGCAATTACTTTTGCTTGTGATACCGCTAAACCTTTACCTAAGCTACTACCTCCACCGTGTCCACTTACGAATGAAGTTACAGAGTCCCAAGCTGATGAAATCGCATCGCCTACCGCGCTGACTACTTTGTGCGCAGCATTGGCTACACCCTCAGCTACTTTGCCGATTAATTCCGCTCCGGCATTTAAGAAATCACTGAAGAAACTTTTAATCTTACCAAGTGCATCACTCATACCGTCACCTACATTTGAGACAACTCTTTTAAACCCATCAGCTACTTTACTCGCGAAACTTGTAACTGTATTCCAAATGTTAGAAACCCATTCAGAACCTTTTGTGATAATAAAGTTTAATGCTTGTCCCATTTTTTCAGCCACACTCCAAGCAACACGACTGAACCAACTTGTAACAGTGCTCCAAATACTGCTAACAAAATTAGTGATTGTACTCCATATCTGTGACCAACTTGTACCAAACATTGAAAGCGTTCGATTCATTACGCCAGTTAAAAAGCCGATAATTGACTCCCAAACTGATTGCATGTATTGCCAAATCGTATCAAGTACATTGGTAACCGTAGTTTTAATAGTCTCCCAAGCACCTGAGAAGTCGCCAGTAAGCAACTGAATTAAAGCAGTGAATAAACCTACTATGATTTGGACAGCTACGGATATCACTGTTCCTATGGCTTGGAACGCAATTGTAATTAACGTCCACAAACCTTGTATGATATTCATAACATTTGTAATAATGCCTATTACCAAAACACCTAAAACTTGCATGAATACTTGTCCTAATACTTGTAATATAGGCATGATTGACTGTAATGTTGATTGAATTTTGCCCCACAATTGAGTTAACCAATCTACTACACCTTGAATCGCACCGGAAACTGCTGTTTTAATACCGTTCCAAGCTTCTGTTATTGTTTTTCTGAAATTCTCGTTTGTTTTCCATAAATAAACAAGAATACCAATGAATACACCAATGACTGCAACTACTGCTAATATTGGCCAAGAAATACTTGTGAAAGCACCAGTCAATAAACCGAACGCTTTACTTACCACCCCAGTTATTCTAGTTAAATCCAGTATTCTTTTGACAACATTCAATAAAGTCATACTAAACACATTACTTAACACACTGCTAACAGCTGCAATCGGAGCCATTAAAGCCCAAAATACGCCACCTAAAATACCGATAACACCGATAATTTGAGCGACTGCTGGGTGTGCTTCGAATAGTTTGGCGATAAATCCAGCTAAATTAGTAACGAAATCTAGTAATTTACTAGCTATAGGAGCCATTGCAGTACCAAATGCCACTAACGCTTTTACGATATTACCGATTAACTGCATAATAGTAGGACCATTCTCTTGAACGTAACTGATAAAGTCTTTAAATCCTTGTGATTGTCCTACTTGTTCTGACCATGCTCTAAATTGAGAAGTTAATTTAACTAACCAGTCAAAAATGTTAGAACTGTTTTGAGCAAAAGCAATCATTAAATTACCAATACCAGCGAACACATTGCCAAATATCTGACCAATCTTAGGTAAGTTAGTGGTAGTGTAGTCAATAAACGCTTTAATAGCATTCTGCCCAGCCACACTATTAGCCCAATTTTGGAAAGCTATGGACATGTTCTGTAGTCCTTGAGACACAAATTTGAACAACGGCATTAATTGAGTGAAAATGTTAATTAATCCGTCGCCAAATCTTCCTGCAGCGTTCAATAAATCTCCGAAGATTGCGCCACCTATGCTATTCAATGCTTCAAATGCTTTCTTAGTTGTTTCAGAATGTTTAACCCAATCCTCAAACTTGCGTGCGTTTGCTTCAACCAGCATAGATACTTCAGATAAGAATGGTTTTAATTGAGACATCGCACTTGTAACACCTCTGATACCTGCTGACATCGCATTAAAGATACTTGCTTGATTCTCTTTAACAATATCACGCCATGTAGTTTTTAACTGATCGCTCGCATCTCTAAAGTTTTGAACTTCTTTTGTTACTGCCAATGTTCCATCTTCAACCATTTTAAGAGCGCTAATAGCCATTGCACCAAAGCCAACAACTCCAAGACCTGCGACAGAGAATGCGCCAACTAAACCTAAAACGCCACCACCTAATACACCAACCGCATTAAGTACTGCCATTATTGCAGGTACTAATCCGGCAATCACTGGTATCAATGCTTGTATACTAGCAATCATTAAGCCTTTGACCTGTTGCGCGAAGATAGTACCGAAAGTTCGGATTTTAGTAGCTAAGGCGTCCATTTTCTCGCCGTAATCTTTCAATGAGTTGTTAAGTTTACCCCAAATATCACTTGTTCCATTTACTTCTTTTCTCATAATCTGACCAATTCTTCCGAAAGAACGTTTAACTGCTCCTTCGACTTCATTGAATTCTTTTGTGAATTTATTTCCTAATTTCCATCTGCTGGAATCAATATCAAAACTATGCCTGCTAAGATCTATTAAATCTTCTTTAAACCCTTTAACCGCCATTTTAGCGGGGTTTGCATCTAAATCCAACTTAACAACATGTTTTCTCCAAGCTTCGACAGTAGCTTTAGTTGCATTATATTTGGCCATTAATTCAGTGTTACTTAGTTTCAAATCTACTTTATGTTGTTTAAATCGCTCTACTTGAGCTTTAGCGCGTTCTAAATTCGCTTTATACTCATCTGTTTTCATGAATAATTTAACAGAATGCTCTCGCCATCGTTGAGCCATTGATTTAGCGCGTTGTAAAGCTCTTTGGAATCTTGAAATATCTGCTTTTACATCTGTTTCAATTTCGTTTGGTACAGACGTCTTTGCTAATCGTTGAGCTTTCCTTACGTTGCTTTGGAAATCTCTAATATTGGCCATAATCTTTGCCATAAAATGAGTATCCAAAGGCTAACCTCCTTTCGATTCAAGGAATTTTCTTGTACCTTCTTTGAAGAGTTCACGTCTTCTTTTTTCTTCTTCTAATCTAGCTTTTTGTACACGAGCATAGCTACCAGGTTCTCTTATTTCGTAACGTTGTTTCTCAATGTCACGAATCATACTAGTTAGCCTCTTAGAAGCTTGTACTAAGCCGTTAGCTTGCGCTTGTTCAATTAATAATTGTCTTTGATCTAGGTACCTATCCTGACCACCAATAAGCCAATCACGCCATTCAGCAGGTGTTAGTGCTAACAATTCATGTTCAGGGATATATCCTAAATATCTAGCTGTCAGTTGCCTTATTTTTGAGTAATCGTGTAAGGTTCTGCGCCCATGATTTCCTTGTAATTCTCTTTCATCATTTCTATGCCTGCTTTCGTCATTTCTTTGTCCTCGCTTTTGGCCATATTCGGTGCTTTGTTCAATGTCATCCAGTACGAGCGACTCTCCCTCTTGAAAAAACCACTATTGTTAAGTTTGTCCAAAGCCCCTTGTAATAACGGCAAAGTATCCTCGTTTTCAGTGATGAAATCATCAATTGCTTTTTCTAATTGTTCTCGAGTTGGTGGGTTTTTTAAATAAGCAGTAGCACATTCCCAAAATTGTAAAATCGCTTTGTTTCTAGATTCTAGCAAACCGTTAAATATAACATTGAATCCTGGCATTGCTCCTTTTCTCCCATCTTCGCTATCTTCTGAGAATTTTTCAGCTTTTCGGTCAAATGCAAATGTTACTTTTGCTTCTACTTCGTAATCTTTTTCTCCGTCATTAATTTTTAATGTTGTAATTGGATTAAATTCAGTCAAAATATATACCTCTTTTCAATTTTTTTATAAAAAAATAGGGAGCTTACGCCCCCTTGATCTATTAGTTTACATAGAATGGTCTTCCGTGTGTGAATCAGATACAACACTAGCTTTCTTTTGATTCTCGAATGTTCCGACTTTTTCGCCGAATTTTTCGTATTCAACTGTAGGCGCACCTGCAGCTTCAAACCACTCTTTCGGCAAGTTATCTTCAGCACCTTCTGCTGTATTCCATTTAACTTTTAATGATAGTTCGATTTTGTCACTTTCATCATCAAATGACATTTCAAATGATTCTGGAACAACATAACCAAACATTCCGTGATGTTTACCGTCTGCACGTTTATTACGCTCATAAAGCCATATACGCAACTGTCCACCTGTTTGTACAGCGTGTTTCACTGCTTCAATTCCTTTATCTCCAGGCACATTACCAATTGTTAATTTAAATGATTCTGACATTGCATTGGGAGAATAGTCCGTTTTACCGCCTCGTACTATTTCAGCTAAATCATTTTCAATCGTATGTCCACCTTCTTGTAAGTCAGCTAATAATAAAGATTCTACTGGATCTAAGTCAGTTTCAGCTGGACGTACAACTGCTAAATAGTTTTTTTGCGCCATTTAATACACTCCTTCGTTTTTCTTTTTATGTCTGTACTTAAATAAAAGCCGTATCGTGCCATGCTTAGTAAACCTGTCTATATCAGGGAATACTGCTTGACTATCGATACGGCTAAATTGAAACTCGTAATTATCTATTTCTATAGGTCTGTTAAGCACATAACCTATCGCGCTTAAAATGAGCTTAGCCTCGTATTGTGTAGCGAACTGTGAATACACATGTATGACAATACCGACTGTTTCTCTCATTGTTGCGCTAGATTCGTTGTTAGTGACGTTTGATTCACCCACAACAATATATGGGTAAACAGCGTCATCTTGAACAACGTCAAAGACCCTATCATCAACTAGTTTGTTAATGTTAGGGTCTGAGATTAATCTTTTATATATTTGATTTGTAAGTTCAGGCTCAACTGATACCCACATATTTAACCACCTCTATGAAAAATACTGCTCGAATGTCTTGCGTCCTGCGTCAATTGCAGGGTTCCAAAATGGCTGTGGCGCTTGACCATATGTTGTGTACCATTCGCCGTCATCACCTTTAAAACTCCACGGAATCTTTGTAGCACGACTACCACCAGGACCAGTAGCATATATACCAGTACCGTATTCAACGTATATTGCATAATCTGCGCCGACACTTATAACACTGGATAACCCACCATCGAAATATTTAAAGTCAATACTTTCTTCTAAAAAACCTAAGTCAACAGGAGCTAATGCTACAGCAGTGTTGTAAATCTTCGTCGTTGTTTTAGCAATACCTTTTTTAACCCACTCTTCTATTTTCTTATCGAACTTATCCAATTCAACAACCATGCTATCAGCACCGTACTTAACTTTTGCCATATGGCACCTGCTTAAGTCGTAGTAGTTTAATTTCATGTTGTCCGCCCTGATCTACAGAATCGCCTACAATACTAAAGATTCTACCCTCATACTCAAATAAATTGTTTTTAGCTATTGGTAAGTCGTAAGGTACATATAGGTTTCTGTCATATTCTTGTGACATTTGATGAAATTTTAGTTGTTCAGATGTAGTAGGCGTATCCATAAATCCTTTAATTGTTTTATCGCTTACAAAGCGTTCTTGTATAATTGGATACTCTCCTACTTTTTTGATACTTCCAATAGAAATAGTGTGAGGGAATTCGTCGTATGGGTTAAACACAAACAACACCTCTACCTTATTGATTTAAACGGATGAAACTTTGCTCGTTTATACCTGTTTAATACTCCACTAATGTAATCAGGGACACCATCGTTATAAGTGTACGACACTGTCCCCATACTTCTTGACTTTAAATTCTTTTTAACTTCAGGTCGTTGATAATACTCTAGGACGTCTGCGACATACTTTTTGATTGAGTAAGGATAAATGACTTGACCATCTTTCATAAAATCATTGTTTGTTATATCCCTAACATCTTCTAGTATTCCGTCAACTTCCATCTTAAATATTTCTTCTTCATCACTTTTAACTTCCACTCCATTTTTCTTGAGTAAAAGTTTAACATCTTCATAAAGAGTCATTTTTATCACTCGCTCTTATCAGACGTAGTACGGCGTGATTTAACCTCTTTGTAACCGACAAGACTGTAATAAGAGTCAAACGCCTTCTTTGTAACAGTAATAGTCATATTGTCTTTTTTTACCTTAATATCTTCTGCAGGATTAGCCATCATATCTCCTCCTATTCAGTTGGTTTAAGCGTTGCGAACGCTTCTGGTTTAACGTTCATGTATGCAATATGCATCGTCGCACGTAAAGCGAACATATCACGTTCAAATAATGATACTGGTTGGCCAGAAGCATCTGATGCTTGTAACGTCGTTAACGTGGCATCTTCAGAAATTGCATACTCAATACCTTGTAAGATACCGTAACGTGCGTAATCCCAATCACCCATTAGTGCTAACGATTTCTTTTTGTCGTATACATCCGCTCCAGTATAAGATAGTGGTAATCCCATAATCTCGTTCCCGTTAGCATCAAATAATGGTCTGTCATTAGCATCTAAAGCATTACGCATTTTACTTCTGAATGAACGTGTAGTTAATACTCCGTTTGGATCTAACTCTTCATCTTCAATAGTAGCCATTAATGCCGAAAGGTCTACGTATAAATTATTAGTATCTGTAACAACGTTACCTTTCTCTTCTGCGCCTTCAACAAGCGGTTTACCACTAGTTGAAGTGTTGTAAGGTGATTTAGTACCAAAGATAACAGCTTGGTCAAACGCTTTGTAAAATGCCTCTGCAATTAGAGGTTTAACCTCATTAAAGAAATCTTTTGCAGTCCATTTAAGAAACTCTTTTGATAACGGAATAATTACACCAATTTTCTTAGCTTCCATTTCTGCTTGTGCATATTCAGGCTTAGAAGTTTGAATACGTTCCGTTTCTGATACCCAGTAGGCGCCTACACCTTTTGCTAAGTAAGTAAATTTTTTCTTTTGTGCTGTCATTGGCTCATTTTTAGCTAATTTCATAATTGCTGAATTAGCCATAATGTCTTTCATGATTAAAGTACCTTGTTCTGCTGGAATAACGCCGTTTTTAAAATCCGATAAAATAACATTGCCTGGCGTGTATGTTGGAGTTGCCATATTTTATTACCTCACTTTATTTTCTAATATTGATTTCTTTCGCCATTTCTTCAATGGACTTTACATTTGAAGGGTCTAAATCTTGATTTCGTGATTCTTTAACATCTCTTCCACTCGATTTAAATTTAGACTCAACACCTTTTTGAACATACTTGTCAAAGGTTTCTTTTAAAGCTTTTAAGTTTTGCTCAGTATCTTCATCAGAATCGCCTAAAAATCTATCAACTAAGGATGTTGGTAAATTTAGTTCCTGCGCTTTACCTAGCGCGTTACTTCTTAACTTCTCACGTTTTGCCTCTGCGTCGCGTTTTTCTAACTCTTGTTCAAGAGCACTAATACGTTTTTGTTCTTCTGATTGCTCAGGATTACGCTTCCGTACTTCTTGTTCGATTAGATCCTCAAGATTTTTCTCTTTCCATGATTCTAATCCTTTCGAATGATAACGATCTAATTCAGGTTGAATGAATCGTTTACCTTCTTCTGTATCTAAAAAGCCTTTAACGTCATCAACAGACACCGTCTTAAGTCCCTTTAGATAATCTTTTACTTCTTTATCGTCTTTGTGTTCTTCAAAAAAAGACTTAACTTCTTCGATATTCATATATCAAAACTCCTTTTTGCCCTTCGCGTACCCTAACAGTCCGAAAAGTGCATAATAAAAAGCAGTTTAACGACATGCTAAGGTCGAGTAGCAAAGAGACAACTAAAAAAGTGTGAAATCATTATTTTTAGCATTTTCTTCGCTAATAGATGTTTTAACCATATCTAAATCAGCTTCATTTTTAACTGTTACGTTTACAACAACTTTTTCGTTTTGTAACTCTATTATCTCTTCGTACAAGGATTTAATGCGTTCTAACTTTTCTATAGCTTCGCCAGTATCAACATTTACTTTTATTTTAAAATCCATATCAATTACCCCCTTTTCGCTTATATTTCTCCCACTCACGATAAGTCATGAATGGGATAACTTCATTTTTACCATCGTCTTTACGTGCTCTCATTACAGTTGGCAATTCATTTTCATCAATATAATAAAGTAATTTGCAACGACAATTAATATTCTCTTTCGCACTGTTTACACCAATAAATAGCTTGGGCGCCTGCCCAACACACCCACTTGATTTAAAATTCTGATCTATTTCCACTGATTCCCCATCTAAATGACGATGAGTATCACGTGTTCGTGTATCTTTAGTAGCATTCCAACGTTTCTTCATCTTCAAACCGTTATCTTTAGCAACCATTGCGCTATCAAGTCCAGCTTGTGACATTGCTCTGCCTGCTTCTGTACGAGCCACACGCAATGATTGAGCTTTAGACATGCCGACATCATCACGTATTGCTTTAGCTATCTTAGAGTAACCCTCTCCACTCATAATACCTTGTGTAATGTGCATACGTATCTTTTTCAATACTTCATCACGATGTTTTTGTAGTGTTGGCATTAAACGAATGAACTCAATAGGTTGTTCAATAGCTGATTTGATTACCTCTTTACTCGGAACATCAAACTGCATAGATGTTTGACTCGCCATTTCATATAAATAAAGGCTCATAAGGAATTTTTCTATATAAGCATCTTCTTGTGACTTCTGAATCATCTTAGCTACTTGCCTATAGTCATCAGTCAACATTGTACCTATACGAGTTAACTCCTTATTGAGCCTGTTGTATTTATTGAATTCAGTCCATGTAACATACACATCATCATTTTGATATTTCTCAAACATATCTGCGATGATTTGTTTTATCTCTTTAAGTCGATTAGCAAATAGTTGTTCTATTGGTTTTTCTGCTTTAGAGATTAAACCCTCGATATACTCATCAATATCATTCTGATTGGTTATTTTGGGATTTGTCATTTGCGTCCCCTTCATCTATGTCAGGTAATTTGTCATTAAATTCAAGACTTTCTTTTTCCATTTCGTCTAATTCGTAATCAACATCATCAACTAGTTGTGATTGTCCTAACCTTGTTCGTTCTGAAACTTGTCCCTTCAGGTTAATTAGCACTTGTGATTCTTCTAACTTATTAACTGGAATGTTACGAGTGAACTTAAATATCAGGTTTAAATAACTATCATCATCCAAGTTGTACCCTTTACGCTTTAATGCAGATAAAATAACTTTGAATTGATACCTCAACATAGCTGTCATCTTACGCTCAAACGTCATACACTTGTTCTCTAAAGCCATAAGTTTAAGTTTCATTCCAATGATAGGTACATTTCCGTTAAACTCGTCAGAATTAAAGTTTACTGACTTTGCAAAACGCATGATATTCTTTTCGATTCGATCTAAATGGTTCTCAATCATTGTGTCATTTACATCTTTTGTTAAGTATTTAACGTCCATATCTTTGTCGAACAACTCAAATGCGCCACTCTTTTGTGTTTCTTGAATCATTTCTTCACTCATACCCATACCGCGTAACACAAGGTATGCTAAACGTGTCTGACTAATCTCACTTGATGCATCGCTCATTGTTAAATCATATGCGTCAATTAAGTGAATAACCTTTTCAGCATCTCCTATCATCTCTTTGTTGTTAGGTACACCAAACAATGGATTGTAATCAAATAAATGTTCATATCGTCCAACTTCTTGCAAAGCGTCAATACCTTCTCCTCGAAATACATAATAATAAGTATTATCGTAAAACTCTGCGTACACATAATCAGTGCCATTATCATCATCTTTTTCATAAAAGTAGCGCAATGAGTATGTAGGTTCTAAAATATTGTCGCCAACAAAAATAACATTATAGGGATCTATATTCTTAATCCTAACATCACCATTCGTATCAATATATGCTAACCTAGCACCATATCCGCAAATTGCTGCCATTTTACCTATTTCAGAATCCTCATCATCAACACTATTTCTAATGGCAAAGTTGGTTATAAACTTTTTCAACTTTTCGTTTTTTTCTGCGTTTTCATCTAAATCATAAGTAACAGGAACACCATGTAAATAACCAACACGTGTATCAACAATTTCGCTGTCAAAAGAGTTGTTAAGTTTGTTATTAACAGACACGTCTAATCGCCTTACATTTCCACCAGTTTCAAAATCTTCTTTTTCTTCAATTGGTCGACGTTTGAATATTGGTACATAGTCAATATGTGTCTTGTATCTATTATAGAGATTAACCATTCTCTCTCTATCGTCTTTATGTGACTCTATTAGAGCCTCAATATGCTTAGGCAATATTCCTTGTGCTTCAATATCATCTATTAACTTATACAATGTCATTTCCCCCTCCTTAATCGTTCAGGTTTAGTATGTGTGTATATGGCATATCTTAACGAGTCCAACACGTCATCAAATTCTTTTATAGGCTCTCCGTTTGTAGGGTGCCAAACATATTTAAATACCTCTTGCTTAAACCTATCCATATTATCATAAAGAACAAGTAACTTGTTTTGTTTGAACAACTTAGCAACTTCCTCTACACCCGATAGTTTACTTTTATCAGCGTTAATTGCACGTAATCTATGTCTTCTAAATTCAGTGATGTATTCAGGTCGTGCAGTATCGCAGTAAAAATTAATATTGCCATATCTACTTACAATATCTTTTGCAATAACCACCCAATCATCAATAAACTTAAATTGGTGTGCGTGCTCCTCAATAAAATAAAAGTTACCATCTATACCTCGTCCTATTAACACAATAGATCCATAGTGCTCGTAACCCCAGTCGACACCAGCAAAGTATTCTTTGATAGGTATGTCGTCCAGTTCATCTGCTTTAATCGTATTCTCATTCAAATCAAAGTCGGCATATACTACACCGTCACCAGACACCCACATACCGTTGATATTACGTTCATAGAACATACCTGATGGTGTTGAAGCCTTAATAGACTCTTTATATCTATCATTAAGAAAGTTATTGTCATCGAGCTTAAATTGGTGACTCAGTATACCTGCTTTAGGATCTGTATTTTCAATATAATCTTTCAACAACCAATGCTCGGGATGGTCAGGGTTGGTATCTACCAATATTCTTGCACCAGTTCCACTACAACGTGACTTAATCTCGTCAAACACCTCTTCATGCGCTAACGACGCTTCATTGATATATGCACCAAACGATGTCATACCACGTATAGCTCCTATACCACTTACTTTACTGTGACCTGTCTGAACCACTTGAACGCCAAATAACATGAATGAATTATATTTATCAAAATTAAACTCAATGCCATATTTGTTAGTTAACTCTATTAGTACGTTTTTTTGAATCGTACCTAATGTTGCACCAGCAAGTATATATTGAGGTGTCTCAATTCCTTCTTCGTCTGCTATCTTTCGCACACGCATTAACTCACGTAAAAATAAGTCATTGTTTAATATTGTTTTACCTGTACGCTTTGCTCCGTGATTAATTAACATAAACCAATCTTGTTTTTGCGTTTGCTTCAATATTTCAATTTGTTTGTCCGTATATAAAGATTTAAGTTTATTCATTGACGATCACTTCCGTTATTGCGTCGTGAAGTTGTTTGATTTTATCTTCTGTTCCACTGTCACCTTTATCTATTTGTTCAATCTTCTTCTCAAGCATCTTAATTTCAGTTTCTATTTTCTTGTTAGCTAAAACTTCGTTACCTAACGTCATTCTATTCATACCATCTAAACTAGCGAGGAATGCATCAGCTGTCGCTTTCTTCACTCCCTCTATTTCAATGTCATTCTTAGCTACATTCTTTAGCCACTCATATTCTTCAAAGGCCTTTTGGCGTGTCCATTTTGATTGTTCAGCTACTTCTTGACGCAATTTTTCGTACCTTCCGGAAACCTTCCGATTTTTAAAAAGTGTACTCGCTTCTTTATCTAGATATTCCCCACTCTTACCTTTAGTCGAATACCCTGCGTCAATATATGCTTTCCGTTGGCTCTTGCCCTCTATGAGTCCTAGCACAAACTTTTCTTGCTTCGGTGTTAATTTAATCAATTGTTTTCACTGTATCACACGCCTTTATGTTAATTACTCTAGTTATTTAAATACAAAAATGCCCCTACATCTTGTGCAGGAGCTACGTTCAATAAATGTGAAAGGAGGAAAATAGTTATGACTCAAAATGCAAGAATTAAACTACCCACCATATAGGCAGGTAGTAAGTGATTAATAGCGTAACATATCAACTTTACATGTTTGTCACTTCTCAATCACATCGATGAGAACATCTAATGTGGCTATTACCCCACGTCTTAAGATAATTCTTACAAATCAATTATATAAAATTAATTCACAGTTTAAAAATAGTGTCATTTTCGTCATTTCTGTCATTTTTGTCATTTTCGTCACTGTAGTAGATAAATCTTTTCTGCTAATTCATCACGGCGCGCTAAGAAGTTGTTTCTGTTCAATTTAGAGTTAGGCATCTTCTTGATAATCGCATCCCTGTTATAACCTTTCTTCAATAACTCTAAGAAACAAAAGTCAACGTGTCCCAATCTCTGTTGCGATTGATTTATAAACTCAACCTCTTTTAACATCTGAGCATACCTTTTATTTGCTCTCTCAAGCCTCACAACAACATCTTCAACTTTACTTGAGTTTTCCCCTTGTGGTTTCGGCAACGTTGCTTGTATGCCATACTGTGCAATTGAATTGCTATCATATTCCGGTATTACATCAGCTAATACATTACACTTCATTTTATGTGTGCCTATCATATTAACAATTGACTCTTTGCTATACATCTACTCTGACACCTCCGCCCTCATCAAATCAGACTGATCGCTCAACTTTGCGAAGTCACTCGGCGCCTCTACATCATCATTAGCCGTCATCATAATATATACTTGCTCAGTTACATACTTACCTAGCTCATACATTGCTAGTAAGAATAATAGTCTTAATATTTGTTTAATCATTTTTTATCTACCTTCTTTACTTCGTATAAGATCGGATATAAATTTAAAAAGTGTATTCTATATCCAATCGTCTTAACTTTTACTTTATCGCCTACTTTTAACCTAGCTTGTATGTCTGCGCTATCAAATTTCTTTTTGAATAATAAATCAGAATTTTCAATGACTTGTTTGTTGTCTAATACAATATAGAACTTGTCTTCTTTATCTTGTCTCTTGTTATATTTATCTGTAATTGTCCCTTGATGTACTTCTTTGTGTTGGTAACTAGCCACTGTGTATATAGGCGATATGACAACAAGCATCAGTGCGATTACGCCGAATAATCGCAGTATTCCAGCAATAAAGATATCGAACCAATCCATATTTTTAAGTTTTTTAATCATCATTGCCATCTCCAGTATCAATTAAACTAGGCATCATTCTTAACATAGCCCTTAATTCATGTTCATTCATATTAGCCATCATAGGACTGTAAAATTCACTGTCTTTATCATTAATTTCTTTAATGAAATCATCTTCAATCTTAGCTTTTTCTTCAGGTGTTTTATTTTTATATTTTTTGATTATTTCAGTGTACTTTTTCGGGAATTTCATTTTAGGTATGTTAATCATCATCTGCCTCCTCAACATTGATCCCAACTATATAACCTTTGTTCAATACAAGTTCTCTGCCATAATCTTTTTCTATCGTTAAATAGTCATCATCATTTCTAAAATTGTCCAAAACAAATACTATTTCGTTAAATAATTCATCTTCATGTAATATCAAACTACTACCGTCATGTAATAAAATTCTCAGCTGATTCATTTCCCATGCTCCTCAATAAGTGTGATTGATTCAATCGTATCTGTTTTAATATACGTTGGTTTCTTGATTATAGTACTTGCGTAAATATAACCATTAAAACTCGTCATTCTTTCAACATATTTTTCAAAAGGTTCAGCTGTTTTTACAAAATAAACTCCACCTGAAATAGTTTTAATTTTAACATCCGTCATTTCCCACACTCCCTTATATTTTCATACAACTGACCCACTTTAATAACTGCATCTCTTTTAACTTGTGCCTCGTACTTCTCTTTCGCTTCTTCTTTACTCTCTGCCTCAACGACTGTAAACCTTTGATTACTCTTAGCTTTAGTTATGTGTGTATGTTTACGTCCTGTTGAATCTTTGAATGTTGTGACTAAGTATTGTGTCACTTCCCCAAAACCTCCTTGACTCGATCTAATATGTCTTTACACGTATCCTTTTCCTGCGTCTGCTGTTCCATCTTGTCTTTCATGATTCCTTTTCATTTTCTTTTTGTATGCGTCAATGAGTTGGTCGATAGAATATAAGTTGTAAGCTATGTCTATCACTATAACAATTGCTTGTTGGTCGGGATAAAATTCTTTGAATATTATCTGTGGTGTACTAACAACTGCGTCTTGAGCAAATTCTTTATCTTTAAAATTAAACATTTTGTGAAATTCTGTATCTTTAAAACTTGATTCAATCGCTTCTTTTATCTCTTCTGATGACACTCCTACTTGATTCGCAATACTCAATCCAAACGCCAACATGTCAGCTAATTCATCAAGTTGTACGTCTAACGGCTTACCTGGTTTCTTCTTCCAGTTCTTAAACGTTTCCAATGTATTAAACCATTCAAAGAATTCAACTACATATGCTATTTTGCTATCTCGTAAGTTCAGCGTTGGTATTCTATCGTCGAACTCCTTTTGTATTTGTAATAACTCTTGTAACTGATCAATTGTTAATGTGTTAGTCATTTTCCTGTGCCTCCTCATATTTATAGACAACTTGCCCCGTCATAATCCCTACTGCTTCATCAAGTTCAATACCTTCTTTAACTGAATGTTGAATAGCATTTGTCATTCCCTCAAGTATTTCATCAAACGCTTGCGCTTTCTTATATACGTCCTCAATCTCTTTTAGTAATCCCTCTGTGTCATTGCCGTTATACGCACTAGCACTTATAACGGATTGTTCTATTTGTTCACGGTTATTCATTAGTGTCTTCCTCCATAAAAGTTTTATTGTTTAATTCCATTCCAAATTTAACTCTTTCACCATCTTTGCCAAATTCGTTTATTAAATCTTTTTCAACGCTCTTGCAATACCTATCCCATGCACTTGCTTTCTTCTCCAGCTCTTTGTTGCGTTCTCTTAACTTACCTATATCCCCAATAAGCTCATCACGTTGCTTCTTGTACTCATCACGTTGTTTTCTCATCTTCTTCAACCTAGCGTCCATTACACCTAGTTGGACCCCTGTTTCATAGTTCATTCTGTTACCTCCAATAAATGTGATGATTCAAATATGTTGCCTTTAACCTCACAGTCATATCTAAGGAAGGATTTTATGTCTATATACTCAAAGTAATCATTTTCGGAGACTGCGCCCTCAAACATAAAATCTTTTAATTGAATACCATTTACAACATCAATAGATATTACTGCTCTATTAATTGTTCCTATTACAGATTCATCGTCTGGCATCTCTAATATTTCATCTTCAAACTCAACTATATCTCCCGCATATATTTCGTTGTTGTTTTTGTCTTTAAGTCCTGTACTTTGCATAAGTTCTACATCTTTAAAATCTCTTGCATGTATTAAAGCTTCTGCTTCCGCGTAGTTTTCATAGTGAACTTCAGTCTCAATGAAGTCGAATCCTACAACATCGTGTATTCTTCCTGTATATTCGTCCCACACTCGATATTTCGGCATCATACTACTACCTCCACTTTTTCGACCTCTATGCTTGCAGTTTGGAACGGGAGCTTTTTACGAGTCAGTTTTAATACCGTATTCGTGGCTTCTTCCTCATTCGTACTTTGCACAAAATAATGCTTTTTTAATTTATAATTACATTTAGACGCTAAGAACTTGATACAAAGACTTACTTTATAGGTTTGCATCATTCTACCAACTCCCCATCTTTCCAGATTAACGTCATCGTCATATCATCGTTTAAGATATAGAATGCTTTGGTAGGCAAACGTCTACCATATAAACATTCTTTTATACTAGTGTTTGCATATAATACGGTTTCATAGACTCCTCCTTCCATCTCGTACATTTCAAACAACTTATCAAATACCGTGTCTTTGGTTACTTCTTTTTCAATATCAACTATGAAGGGGATATCAATTGGAATAAAACTTGACGTCGAACACTTATTTGTATTTGGATGAAAACGAACGAATCCATCACTAAATCCTGTTGAAAAAAATATTTTCCCTTGTGATAGCTCCGGATTTTCTCGCGCCCATTTAATTAACTCGTCTAATAGCATTTCTTTTTTAACTTTGATTTTCATTGTTTCCATCTCCTCTAAAATAAAGTTAGTTGCTTCTGTTCCTCGTATTCCAAACCATGTTGCTTTATATA